CCTTCCAGATGGAACAGAAGGCAATGAATTTGATATTGAATGGGAAGAAGATCATATACTTTCATACAAGTATCCAAGAATGTACGCACTAAGAAGGCCTACATGGGAAATAAATCCAACAAGAAGTATAGATGATTTTAAAGTAGCATTTTATAAAAATGCTCCAGATGCTTTAGGGAGATTTGCATGTATGCCTTCTGAAGCAATTGATGCCTTTTTTAAATCAAGGGAGAAGATTGAAAAAGCTTTTAGCAACATGGCTTTAGCCGTAGATAATTTTGGAAGATTTGAAGATTGGTTTGCACCAGATCCAGATAAAGAATACTTCCTTCACGTAGACCTTGCACAAAAACATGACCATTGTGCAGTTGCTATGGCACATGTTCAAAAGTGGGTTAACGTAAAGGTAACTGATACATACTCTCAGCCAGCACCAATTGTAGAGATAGATGCGGTAAGATACTGGACGCCTACGCCAGACAAGTCTGTAGATTTTACTGAAGTTAAAGATTATATTTTGTCTCTTAGGACTAAAGGATTTAAAATAAGAGTTTGTACTTTTGATAGATGGAACTCTCATGATATGATGCAACAATTAAAACAATACGGAATTAACACAGAAACTTTATCTGTAGCCAAAAAACATTATGACGATATGGCTATGGTAGTAGCAGAAGATAGACTTAGTGGACCAGCAATTAAACTTCTGGTAGACGAACTGCTTCAATTAAAAATTATGCGAGATAGAGTTGATCACCCACGAAAAGGATCGAAGGACTTGGCGGATGCAGTTTGCGGTTCTGTTTATAATGCTATAAGCAGAAGTAGACCTCAAAATAACGAAACAATAGATATACACACTTATGATTCTTTAAAGTGGGATAGAGAAGAAGAAGATACAATATCTACAAACATGATAAGGCCTCCAAGGATGCCACAAAACTTATCAGATGTACTAGACGGAATGGAAATAGTATGAGTATATATCAGGAAAAAGCCAAAGAATGTAAATGCTGTGGAAAGCATGTCCCGCTTCCAACAACACTTAAGGAATATGGTGGCGTAATGCTATGTCCTACAAGCTTTGCAAATGTAATAGAGTATAAAAGATTATGGAAGTCTTTAGGGTCCAGGCCAGCTGGAAATATTAGAAAACATTTTTCTGAATATGTGCAGCAAATAGTGGAAACAACCATTGACAAAAATGAAGACGGCACGTTACAATAGACACTTGGCAACAGTAGCCAAGTTGGTTAAGGCCCCGAACTCATAATTCGGCTATCGTAGGTTCAAGTCCTACCTGTTGCACAAAGGAGAAAAATGAAAGAGCCAGATGAAAGCGATGAAAGGTTATCCTATTATCTAGAGATTGGTGCAGTCAGTCTTGAAGGTATGGACGAAAACGGAGAAATGATATATAGCATAACCGAGCTTGCAAAAGACATTGCTCCAGAATTATGGCAATCTCATATAGAATACGTAGATAAATCTCTTATGGAATTATATGAACAGGGTTTAGTTGAAGTAGAATATGATGAAAACTTAGAGGCTACGCTTCACCTTACTGAAGAGGGTAAGAAAATAGCAAAGCTCAGAGGCCTTGTAGAAATGGACTTTAAGGATATTCCAAACGACTAATTGCAGGGTAATTAATTTTTTGATATAATATATTTAGGTCGCCATAAGGGGCCTAAACAAATTAACTTATTCGCTTGAAGGAGGAATAAAATGGTAACACAATTCGCTATGGATCTTTTTAGGGATCCATTTTTTATTGGCTTTAATCGTGAGATTGAAAGAATGGCTAATGTGCACAATGCTGCATCACGCCAATCATATCCACCGTATGATGTATTAAAGCTAGATGATGACACATATCTCGTATCTCTTGCAGTGGCAGGATTCACAAAGGACAATATTACCGTATCCGTAGACAACGGCACCCTTGTAGTATCTGGAGAAATTGTTGAGGTTACAGACGCAGAGGTTTTGCACAAAGGAATCGCTGCTCGTAAATTTACAAGATCTTTTGCCCTTGGAGAATACATGGAAGTGTCTGGCGCATCGTTAAAGGACGGCATGCTTAATATCAACATTAGCCGATTAGTCCCAGAAGATAAAAAGCCAAAGACCATCAAAATCAAATAAATAGTATAATGTAAGTCTGCACCCCGTCACTGGGGAGTCGCAGGCTATTCGGGTCGCTACCCGAAGGATGGACCTGAGCATGTCCTCAAACTGCTCTTTATAATTTAAGGAGAATAATGTTTGAATACAGAGTTAAACAAGTGACAAAAATAGTGGACGGGGATACTATTGATGTTGACATTGATCTTGGATTCAGCATCTCATATTCTCAAAGACTTAGGTTAGCAGGTATAGATACGCCAGAGTCTAGAACAACAGATAAATTTGAAAAAAGTCTTGGGTTAGAGTCAAAAGAATATCTTAAGTCTAAGCTTAAAGACGCAAAAGATATAGTTGTAAAAACAGAAAAGCCAGATAGTTCAGAAAAGTATGGGAGAATTCTTGGATGGGTCTATTTAGATGGAAACACAAAATCAGTTAATGAACAGATGATTGAAGACGGTTATGCGTGGGGATACATGGGAGAAACTAAGGTCAAAGACTTTGCAGCCTTAGCAGAAAAGAGAAAAAAGAGCGGTAAGTAATGCCTATTTACGAATATAAGTGTGAGTGTTCTCCAGACAATATAGTTTCTAAAGAAAGATCTATAACATCAGTTGAACCTAACTATCTATGTGTAAGTTGTGGTAAAAGATTACAAAGACATTTCACACCTTTTGGAATACAGTTTAAAGGTAATGGATTTTACAAAACAGATAATGTTAAGTAATTTAAATTAACATTCTGCTATAATTGCTAAGTAAGCAAAGATATTGCATTACTTAGGAGATACCTAGTTGACTAGAAAGTTAAAGTACTTTTTAACCAGCCTTTTTGTAATTGGCTGGCTTTTCCTTTTTAGTCCTAATTTTGCCAATGCTAATGAGCCTCCAGCGCCTTCAGAGCAGGTTGTAGTAAGCCCCGCACAACAAGCAGTTAACACAGCTCTTGCTACCGCAACTACAGAAGTAGCACAAGCAGTGGCAGCATCAGAGACAGCCACTTCTACAACAGCAACAGCGGTACAGGCAGTGACAACATCTAATACAGAAGTTGCTCAAGCAAACACAGCGGTAGCTGCAGCCGTAGCAGCAGTTGCAGAAGTTGCAAATACATCGACGGTTGTGTCAGAAGCAACAACAGTGGTTAGCAATGTAACATCGGCGGTAACGGCAGTAACAACAGCAGTCGAGGCAATTCCCGTAAATGCAACAACAGCAAATACAGAGGTAGCAGCTGCTCAAACAGCAGTTGAATCAGCAACTACAGTAGTAACAGCCGCAACAGAAACAGTTTTATCAGCATCCAACACTTTGTCAACAACACCTCTTACTACAGTTGCAGAGGTAGCAACAGCAGTTGCGACAGAGGCGGCACAAGCACAAACAGCATCTACCGCTATACAAAATGCAAATACTCAAGTACAAGAGGCAAACACTGCAATAGCGGCAGCAACCACGGCAGTAGCGGCGGTAGCTCCTGCACGGACAGAGGCTCAAACACAATTAACTCAAGCAAACGTAGCAATTAATAACGCTCAAGACGCAGTCAACGCCCTTGCAGCAACTATCGGCACAACTACAAATGTTTTATCTAATGTCGATGACGCTGGCGTTCGAATGAACCTTCCCTTTAATTTACAGATGGGTGGAGTAACATATAACAATGTTTTTGTAGGCTCTAATGCAACAATTACTTTTGGGGTAAATGAAGGTGGAACATATCACACTACACCTAATGCTCCTTCTATATCTATAGCAGGCTGGGACTGGACTACATGGAGTAATGGGTCTGGAATCACATACTCAACAACTACTAATACACTGAGTGTTGCTTGGGATCTTAGAGTTTATCCTTTAACTACCGCCGAGACACAAATGACTCAAGTTAGATTTAACGCAGACGTTAATCCATCTAACGGAGCATGGCAGGCAGATGTTAATGTTACTGGACCAATACCAAACGGTGCTAGATTTAATATAAGAGAAACAGCAGGCGGAGCAATAACACCTATTATTGATACTAATTCAGGTCCTGGATTTAATGGGACAATAAGTCAAGGACCAGCCTTTACTCCTACACCTGATCCAGATAATGCAACAGTATTGGCAGCAATTAATACAGCAAACGCACAAATTGCTACATTAAACTCAGCAATTACAACAGTTGTTGCAACAAATACAGCAAACATAAATACAGTTATTGCACCTATTGCAACTGTTTCACAAAATACTGTAACTGCATTAGAATCAGCAAGCACAACATTAACTGAAAAAGTAGCAGACCTTGCAATTGTTTCTACAGCCGTAGAAAAAGTAACTACCGCACCTACAATAGTAGCAGCAGCACAAACAGTAATTGATGCAGTTCCTGCACCAGCGCCTGCACCAGCGCCTGCACCAGCGCCTGAGCCACCAGTTGTTGAGCCACCAGTTGTTGAGCCACCAGTTGTTGAGCCACCAGTTGTTGAGCCACCAGTTGTTGAACCACCTGCAGAAGAACCACCTGCAGAAGAGCCACCTGCAGAAGAGCCACCTGCAGAAGAGCCACCTGCAGAAGAACCACCTGCAGAAGAGCCACCTGCAGAAGAGCCACCTGCAGAAGAACCACCTGCAGAAGAACCACCTGCAGAAGAGCCAATCACAGAAGAAGAAGTTGTGGAAGAGCCAGAAGCGGGATCAGAAGAAGCAGTAGAAGAATCTGTTGACGAAGCATTGTCTGATGGTAAAATAGATGAATCAGAAGCAGAAGACATTTTAAATGAACTTGCAAGTGACGGTGAAGTAACTGCAGAAGAAGTTCAAGATCTTGCAGAAACTTTATCTGAGGATGGAAAATTAACTGATTCAGAAAAAGAATTAATAGCAGATGCACTTGTCGAATCTATTGCTCCTGGAGAATCTTTAACTAAAGAGCAAATACAAGAAGCTGGAATTGAATATAAAGATTTACCTGCAGACACACCTGTTGAAGTTCGTCAAGATGAGAACGGAAATGAAGTTGTTATAACTGCAGAGGTAGCCGCATCCTTAGTATTGCTTGAAAATCCTTCAGAGCTATTATCAACAGCTTTATCTGATCCAGGGGCAGCATTAGAGGCTTTAGGTAATATAGGTGCAGATATGTCAGCAGAAGAAAGAGAAGAGGCTACCGAAATGGTTGTAGCAACCGTAGTGGCAGCAGGAGCAGCAATTAATGCAGCAGCAGTTGCTGCTGGAGGTGCAACTGGTGGGGGTACTGGCGGAGGAGGAAGTTCTGGGGGAAGCTCATCAGGGGCTAATTCACCAGGTTCAAGGGGAGGTAGAAAATGGTAAGAGTAATAAAGAATATCATTAAAGACATGATAGATCAGGCATGGACCCTTCTTGGCATGTTTATAGCATGGGTAGTCCTTGACGGAAGTGCCAAAACAGTAGTAGGCTATGGAATAGTAGCTACAACTGCTTTATGGGTAGTCACTAGCCCTATTAGAAATAGAGACTCAGAATAAGGTATAATAGGGGTATGAAAAGAATAACTGCTATTGCTTTGTCAGGTCTATTGATGCTATCATTGACTGGTTGCGGCTATCAAGGTTTTTACAGATACCCATGCCAAGACCCTGCTAATTGGGAGAAAGCTGAATGCAATCCTCCAATTTGTGAAGCGACAGGCACATGCACTAAAGATGTAATTGGTAAAGATCCAATTGCAGAAGACAAGACAGGTACCCCAAATGGCTAAAGAAAGACTAAGTCCACAGGATCTAGATGCTAGATTAAAATTTATTTTAGGAATTACATTAGGCACAATTCTTTTGTGCACATCATTGGGCATTCTATATGCTTTAATTTTCGTAACACAGCCAATTGGCGGACAGTCAGAGAACGACAAGATGTTCTTTAACGTACTTGGTTCTGTTGCAACATTTATTACAGGAACACTTGCAGGTCTATTGATTGGTCAATCTGGTGCTAAGGATATTATGTCAGCACAGTTGGCAAACAAAGAAATGGATGCAAAGAACACACAAGCAGACAAGAAGCTTGAAGCAGAAATTGATGCAACTGCAGCACGTTTAGCGGCAAAGCCAGACGGAGCAATGCCAGCAGAACAACCAGTAGATACAGATTGGG